TATCAAGACAGCTGGCAGAAGTAAATCTACAAATTTCTCAGTTGCGTGGCGGATCACCCACAGCCAGTGCCGGCAATTTGGTCAAGGACGATGCACGAGCCACAGTGCCCAACTCAAGAACACAGAGCCCTGACTCGGAACCATTGTTGCTGAATGCCAATGGAAGAATTGAATCCCCACCTGACACCAACAGCAGTAGTAATGCAGTACCATCAGTTGCGTTGGATGACGTTGACAGTGGGTTAAATGATCCAGTTCGCCGAATTGAAGAAACACAGAGCACCAGTCTTGGAGACAACGAACAAGGCGGCCCACTGCTGTTGAATGCCGAAATTGATGATAGAGAAGAATTTGATGGATCACCATCAATTTCAACCAGCGTAGGAGGACGTCCCGGAGCTGGTGCACCATCCGACGACACTACCAGTAAGAATCCCACCAAAGTTGAAATTGACAATGTGTTCAACGAAGAAACAATTGTGCCTCAACCCAACATACTGGATCAGTATGCCAGTTACACCTACAGTGCCAGTTTGTATCTAATGAATCAAACTGATTACCGTGCCATGATGCAGACCAAAACAAAACAGTTAAGAGGAGCACAACTGTTGATGCAAAGTGGCGGAGCACCTGTGGGCGGCCGTAATCAGTTTTTCAGCAACGATTATTACATTGAACGAATTGAGTTGAGATCAGCTATCACTGGCAAAGGAACCAATGCCGCACACAATGTTAACACTGTAAAAATGACAGTGGTGGAACCCAATGGAATTACCTTGATTGGCAATCTTGATCGAGCAGTACAGGCTTACCTTGGCACAGCAGAAGGCAAAAAGAAAAACTTTGCAGCACAGATGTACCTGTTGGTCATACGTTTTTATGGATATGATGCGCAAGGCAATTTGGTCAAAGCAGGCACAGTGGCTCCAGATGGCATCAGCGACCGAGCTTCATTTGTTGAAAAATGGTACCCATTGGCCATCAACAAAATTGATTTTAAAATTGCCAACAAACTGGTTGAATACGAAATTGAAGCCACCAGCCCGAGCTATCAAGTCAACGCTGGTACCAGCCGAGGCTCTATTCCTTACAACGTTGAACTCAGTGGAGTTACCGTAAAAGATGTTTTGACCGGGCCAGCACAGTATACAACTGCTTCGTCTCCTGCAATAAGTCAAGATGCTGATGCACAAGAAGGAGGATTTTATGGTACTCCTCCGGCCAACGCTTCAGCAGCGCCATCAACTAAAACAACAATTCGTCAAGGCCTGGTTGCAGCCATGAATGAGTATCAACAACAGTTGGTGCGTGATGGCATATACACTTACCCAGACACCTACAGTATTGAATTTGTAAATCCCAGTTTGGAACAAGCGTTGATAAAAAACAAAGGTTCAACAGACAAAAGCAAAGTTTCTAATTCAACCAGTCAAAATGCTGCCAATCAAAAACTCGGAGCTAAACAAAGCGCCGACACCAACAGTAAAATTGCTACAATCACGGCTGGTAGTCAGTTGGTGCAAGTGATTGATCAGATAGTTAGAAATTCCAGTTACCTTGAAGATCAACAAATTGTAATCTTTGATCCTAACACACAAAAAGAAAGACCCAATGGTGCCGCTGCTAAAAACTTGGCATACTTTAAAATTGGATTACAAGCCACACCGACTAACTATGATCCCAAGCGCAATGATTATGCCTATGACATCAAATACATTGTGAACATCTACCGAATAAATGAATCCGGCAGTAACTATTTTTACATTCCTACATTCAAAGGTGTACACAAACAATACAATTATTGGTTCACTGGAGAAAACAATTCTGTATTGAGTTACGAACAATCAATGAATACATTGTATACCAGTGTGCTCAGTGGAGGATCCAGTAATCCTGCAACCATTATCAATGATGCAATCAAATTCAATTACAGTCCTCGCAGTAATCAAAGTAGTCAAGGTGCTGACGGTAAAGTCAACGAAACCAAGGCCAACTTGGCTGACTATTTGTTTAACCCCGGGGACCTGGCCAATTGTACAATGACCATAGTAGGTGATCCTGCATGGCTACAACAAGGCGAGGCATTTGCTGGTATTAGAAAAAACGATCCTTACTATTTTAGAAGTTTTTTAGCTGACGGCACCATTAACTTTGACAGCCAACAGATCTGCTTTGAAGTACTGATCAACGCACCCCGAGACTATGATCTTTCCACAGGGCTCATTGATCCTAACGAACAAACAACTTATTTTTTAAATGGTCGTCAACCTGGTGCTGCAAGGCAAAGTTATGTGTATCGCGCCAACGAATGTATCAGCGAATTTAACAAAGGTAAGTTTACACAAACACTCAAAGGAACTTTGAATACCTATTATCCAGACCAAACATTCAAGGCCAATCAAGCCATTACTGCAGGACTACAGCAAGATACCATTAACTCCTTGATACAACAGGCCAGACAAGGGTTGGCTGGGTCAATCAATTCATTGGTGGGCTCAGTGGTTTCTCCAGGATTTTTAAACAACCTAACCGGAACTGGACTAACTAATCTTGCAGTAAACAGTGGGTTAAATCTTGTCAGTGGCGTAGTAAACAATGTGCTTGGAAGTTCTCCAACCAGACCAGCAACTCCTATCACAGCTCCAACGTCATCGGGTTTGCCGGTGGGAACAACATTGGTAGTTCCAGAATCGGCTATTAATCGCTCTGTTGACATCGGTCCAGCTCCATCTCAATCCATGGCCGCCGGCGACGATTCTGGCACAGATGAACCACAGTTACTGAACAGAGAATAAATTTTTAGGATAAGCAATGGCAGAAAATACACAACGCAGTAGAGGTCGCCCGGGGAATTATAAATTTGACCGCGGCGGCGTCGCTGCGGAAATGGGTCCATACATTGGAATTGTGGTCAACAACGTTGATACAATTCGCACAGGAAGATTACAAGTTTATATTGAAGAGTTTGGAGCAACTAACTCTGATGGCTCACCAAATCTAACCGATCCAACGTTGTGGCGTACAGTCAGTTACTGCCCTCCATTTTACGGAGCCACTCCTGGCATTGGCGGCAGTGCCGGTGTTGGCACATATCCTGGTAATAGAAACAGTTATGGCATGTGGTTTACACCGCCCGATCTAGGAGTACGAGTGATCTGTTTCTTTGTGGGCGGCGATCCCAGTGCAGGATATTATCTTGGATGTGTTCCTGAGCCTGGACTGACTCACATGATTCCGGCTATTGGTTCAAGCAACAAGTATGTTCCTGGCAATGCCAAACAAACTGAAAAGTTCGCCAATTCACCGTTGATGCCTGTGACCGAAATCAACGAAAAAAATACAGCAATCAACGAAAATCCAAAATTTTATGATCAGCCGCGTCCTACTCAAAGTATTGTGGCCGGTATTTTATGGCAACAAGGATTAAACAAAGATCCCATACGAGGCCCCATACGTTCCAACAGTCAACGAGAAAGCCCTAGCACAGTGTATGGCATCAGTACTCCTGGTACAGCAATATATCAAGGTGGTGCCACTCCTAAAACAATTAAAAGTCAACTTGAAAAGGGCTCAATTCGGCCACAAGACGTAGCTGTGATTGGTCGCATGGGCGGCCATACCCTGGTAATGGATGACGGTGACATCGACGGCAATGATCAACTGGTACGTATCCGTACTTCAAAAGGCCATCAGATTACCATGAGTGATGACGGTGACTGTTTTTATATCACTCATGCCAATGGACAAACATGGATGGAGTTTGGTAAACAAGGTACTGTGGATGTTTATAGTACCAACTCTATTAACCTACGCACCGAAGGAACACTGAATCTACATGCTGACAAAAACATCAACATGTATGCCGGCGGCCAGATAAGAATAAAATCAGAACAACGCACTGCGTTGGAAAGCACCGGACAAATTTCTTTGAACGCTCAAAAGTCATTGCTGATATACAGCAAAGCAACTCTGGGCATACGAGCCGATGGCACATTGGCACTCAAAGGAAAATCCAGCACATGGGATGGCGGAAAAGCATTGAATCTCAAAGCCAGTGTAATCAATCTTAATGGTGCTGCCACTGCTCCTGTGCCCGAAGTTCCTGTGATGAACAATTACAAACTGGTAGACACAGAATTTAAATCAGTAGAGGGCTGGATAATAAAACCTGGTGCATTGGAAACAATTGTGACTCGAGCTCCCACACACGAGCCATATCCTTATCACGGCAAAGGCGTTAACAGCAAAGCTGATTTAAATGATGCAACAGTGCCAGTCGACCCGTCGGTTAATGTATCTGCTTCTGACTCAATTTCCGGCAGAGAAACATTGGTGACAAAAGCAGCAAAAACAGCATCAACAGTGGCCGAAACACCTATTGTAAATCCAATAACAATAGAACGATATCTCAGTGAACCTCCAAACGGAGATGCCATTGGTGAAGAAGCCGAACAGGCGTTTCGTGATGCTGCATCGAGAACAACTCCACCAATACCACAAACTCCTGAACAAGCAGCGGCAGCTGTGGCCAGCGCCACTGGAGTAAGCAATACAGCATTAACCGCCGAACAATTGGCCATACAAAATCTATCAATCAATGGATTGCCGGTTAACAGCGGGTCACAAACCCCTCAGCAGGCTGCAGAGGCAGTGGCCAGAGCTCAAGGACAATTTAGAAAAACATAATATGATTACAGCTGATCAAGTTACCGCACTAACCGCACAGGCCGCCGCAGCGGCTGACATATACGATGCCTACGATGACAATGGAACGTTATTGCCGGGTTGGCAACTCAATGTTGATGAAAATCCTGTGTATCTTGGACCAGAGATCGCCACTAGAGGAATCGGTATCTACGGACAAACTGTAGACGGGCTCACAGTGGCCGGTTTGCTCAAACCCGGAGTGCCTGGATTGATTACCAGTCCATCTATGGTGATTACTGTTTTGAATAACCCAGCTGTGTGGACAGGACAACAAGGAATAAACAGTCTTGTTGCGTATTTAGACGACACAACCATTCAAAACTTTGCTCAACAAGAAATCATGAGAGGTGCATTTCAGGGTCTATTAGATGCTGAAATCTTGGTAGGCAATGAAACCGCAAGATATCAAGCAACATTTCTGCAACCTGCCACTAGATACGGTGTAGCTGCAGTGATATCCTGGATACAAGGCACAGCAAGCAATGACTTGGTCAACAAGTTAAAAATAGCTGCCCGACAAGGTCAATATGCAATTGATTTTGTTGAAGCATACAGTAATGCAATTAATTCAGCAGTTGATGTACTTGGATTTATTAACACTGTAGATCGATCTGACTTAGATCAAAGTTTAATTGATATAGTGGGCAACGAAAAAGTTCCAACGATTGAATATGCTGATCTAATTGATGTTGAAATTGTTCCAGAATCCAATGAAGACAGTCGTTTCCGATTCGCTCCTGGGTCACAAAACATCATGCCAACATTTATCGGTTTTAACACACAAGATCAATTCAAAAAGTTTACGTTAGTTGATGACGCATTAATCAAACGCGACTTGCTAAATGCTTTGAACATACGTCAAGGACAATTGGTGGGTAGACCTGGGTATGGTACTGCACTGTGGGACAATTTGTTTGAAAATCAAACCAATGAAACAGACGCAGCTATCACAAGAGAAATACAGCGTGTGGCCGGCGGAGATCCACGACTACAGATCAGTGAAGTAGACATCTTCCCACAAGAGAACGGCATACTGATACAGATTCTTTTGACCATAGTGCCCAGCACAGATGCAGAACGTCTGAGCATATTTTTTGATCAACAAACCCGCACAGCCAGCTATATCTAACACTCTTTAACTGAGCCGTTTTTTGTTGCCATAAATACAAAACCATGGCAAAGACTACTAGACAGACAGCAATATTTGGCGTTGAAGATTGGAAGCGAATCTATCAAACCTATCGTGAAGCAGACTTCCAAAGCTACGATTTTGAAACTCTACGCAAGAGTTTTGTAGACTACTTACGTCTGTATTATCCAGAAACATTCAATGACTACATTGAATCGTCAGAATTTATTGCCATGCTGGATGTCATGGCATTCATGGGCCAAAGTTTGGCCTTCCGTACAGACCTAAACACACGCGAAAACTATTTAGACACAGCTGAACGTAGAGATTCGGTTGTACGTCTTGCCAACTTGGTAAGTTACACTCCTAAACGCAATATTGCTGCATCTGGATATCTCAAAGTTTTCAGTGTTCAAACCACAGAAAATGTCACAGACATCAACGGTATCAACTTGAGCAACGTCACTGTGAACTGGGCAGACCCTACAAATTTCAACTGGCAAGAACAATTTACTGCAATTATTAATTCTGCCTTGGTGGACAGTCAGCGTGTGGGAGTACCTGGTAACCGCACCACTATCTTGGGGGTTGACACCAGCGAATATTCAATTAATCTAGTACCCGGCTTTTTGCCTGTGATTCCTTACAGTGCCACAGTTGATGGTATCAATATGCCATTTGAAGCGGTCAACGCCAGCTCAGTTGGCAAGAGCTTTGTGTATGAGCCTAGTCCTCGTCCCAATGGAATTTTTAATATTTTGTTTAGAAATGATCAATTGGGATTCAACGCAGCCAACACAGGATATTTTTTCTTGTTCAAACAAGGAGTGTTGCAAAATCAAGATTTTAATTTGGCCGATCGTGTATCAAACAGAACAGTAAACATCAATATCGAAGGCGTCAACAATGATGATCGCTGGTTGTATCAACTTGATAACGTTGGATCAATTGCCAATGAATGGACTTTTGTAGACAGCGTGTATGCGTCAGCAGCTGAACAAACAGCTCCAGGCCTACGCAAGTTGTTCTCAGTGAGTTCAAGAACCAATGATCAGATCACACTCAACTTTGGCGACGGTGTGTTCTCAGAAATTCCGGTAGGCCAATTCCGTTGTTATGTTCGCGCATCCAACGGTTTGGAATACATTATCAATCCAGAAGAAATGCAGAGTGTGATTCTACCAATCAGTTATGTGAGTCGCACAGGACAATTGGAAACCATGACATTTACTTGTGGCATTACAACACCTGTGTCAAACGCCACTGCTAGAGAATCCATTGCAGAAATCAAACAGAGAGCTCCTGCAAGATACTACACTCAGAACCGCATGGTCAACGGTGAGGACTACAACAATTTTCCTTTCACAGCCTACAATTCAATTTTAAAATCCAAGGCCATCAATCGTTCCAGCATTGGAACCAGTCGCTATCTAGATTTGGTTGACAACACAGGCAAGTACAGTTCTACCAACACATTTGGCAGCGACGGTGCTTTGTATGAAAATTATAGTTTGCCAAGTTTCCTTTATAGATTTTTGACCAACAATGAAATTGCTGATGTTATCACCAATCGTGTACAGCCTATCTTGGCCGACAGTCAAGTTCAACAATTCTATTACCAAAATTTCCCTCGCGGAAATTTGTTAGTCACTAACACAAGTTGGCAT